AAAACCTTGCTCTACATTTTTTAGAGCGAATCGCGCTTATTACATACCTAGCAAACCTTACGCACGTCAATGGAATGTGAAGAAGGCTGGAATGATGGAAATTACCGACTCTACCACGTTTCAAATGTAGAGGCGGGCGTTTATATGTGTAAAATAGAGTATCCTTATTATAATAATTATTATGTCAGAAACAGATATGGATGCTTCATGGATAGATGAGGAATCACGCGTCCTCTCTATAAATTCGGATTTAAAACGCGAAGAACTTGAATATATTAAAATCCACTTCTGTTTTTTGGATGCAGAGAACTCACTCACCAAAATAACATCTGCAAAATACACATTTAGAAATGAAAATAATAGAGATGATTACAACAGGGTCATTTCAGAGAAGGAAATACTCTCTATGATTGAGTCCAAAAAGAACGATGATTTACGCAATTATGTGTTTTCTGATATGCTACTTTTCATAGTAGATATAGAGGCAATGCACATAAACGCATTTAATCAGTCGACCGATGAACCAGGAGACACTCATTTTTTAAAACATTATACTGTTGTTTCTGATGTGGTGTTGTCGCCGTCCATCTTCATTTTTCATTCCACAAACGGTCTCTACATTTTGTTAAAAGAGAAGCTAATTGTAAAGTCTATTTTAAAACAAGCAAATGGAAATAACAAGACTAGAAAAAGTGTTAAATTTTCAGACAACGTAGAGGTTGTTCAAAAACACAAAACACGACGAAATATTTAGCAGCCTCTATTCGAGTAAATAGAAAAAATGGTTTAGAAATACAATGTATAAATGTCTGTTTCTTCTATTACTGATTCAATAGAGTATTTAAAATGTTTGGAAACCGATGATACTCAAAGCGGCGTTCATCCTGGTTTGAAAAAAGTGATGGAAGATATTTTTGCGTTGATTAAAAATGCTGAGATTGACCAAGACCAATGCTCCGAGTTCACCGAGGCGATTACCGATTGTATCCTTTTTACGCGGGATATTAAGACTGGACGCGGTCTACAGAAATTGGCGTTTTCATACCTGTTTACATTTCAGCAGTATTTTCCTATGAAGGCCATATTCATTCTCTATATGTTTGTGACTTCGGAGACGGCGCATCAAATCGGTTCTTGGCGAGACATCCGCGAATATTGTCTTTACGTGTCCAAATATTCAGAATCTGGTGTTTCGGACACCATAATTAAACCAATTATAGGAATGTATAACAATCAGATGATGAAAGACTATGCTCTTATGGAGCAGAAACTTGCTGATTGGAAAGATAAAGAAGAAGCGGCGAACCGAGAGGGCGAACGACTTTCTGTAAATCTGGCGGCGCAGCCGCCATTGGAACGACCCCTCATTAAAAACCTCTCGTTTGCCGCCAAATGGGCACCTAGAGACCGGTTGAAGTATCGCTGGTTGTTTAATACATTAGTCCAGATGTGGGCGTATATTACACCAGAATGTAAAGAACTAATTACAGCGGCCACCACCGACGAAGAGAAAAAGGCTGCGTTTGCCGTCTGCAAACAAAAATATAAGACTATGGTATCCAAACTCGCCAAGGAATTAGATAGGTAAGCGCCATGAACGATATAATTATTACTGAATGTCCTCACTGTAAAATAAGCATCGTCATAGAGGCACTGAATTGTTGCATTTTTCGATGCGGTATTTACAAACACAACAACCAACAAATTCACCCACATGCATCTAAGAACGAATGCGACCAATTATTCAAGTCTGGTGCAATTTATGGATGTGGGAAACCATTTCAGGTAATTGGCAACCCGCCGAGATCCGTCATTTGCGATTATATATAATTAGCGCAAAAACAACTTAAAGAAAAATCTCTGTATATATTGAAACCTGTACTGTAGGTGTTTTGGATACTAGCTATATCATTAACATAGGTTTCAAACAGCAACCATAAATTTATTATAAAAATAAACCTTCATTTCTTCTGCAAAAATGATTATACCCAGATCTTTTTGTGGTTATTACGAAACTTGTAAATCTGTTTTGTATGCTAGTAAGAGCATTTATAAAATTCTATTATATCCGATAATAGAGACAAAATATAAATGTTCGAAGTCATATTTATCTTTAGCGGACGCGCAAAGACTTAACAAAAGTTTCAGACAGCAACTTTTTATAAAACGAAACGTCTAATTTCAATTATGGGGAGTCTAATAGACAAATTGTGTATATGTGTGTGTCCCGATGACCCAAGTGGTCCAAAAATCAAAACCTTATTTTGATTTTTCTTCCTCACTTAGCTCAGTGGAAGAGCATCTGACTGTAGAAGTGAGCAAATATCAGATGGTCACTGGTTCAAACCCAGTAGTGAGGAGGTTTGTGGTTTGATAATACAATGGTAGTAACTAGTCAACCTAGGTTCGATTCCTAGTCAAACCGATATATAATATTCAAAAGCATTGGATATTATAATTTAGAAATATATGCAAAGTGTATATAATGGATACTACTGCCGATTCTGAGTCTATTGTTTCAATTGAAATTACTATTTATGAGCATGAGGAACCCGTGGTTGAGGAACCTATTGTCGAGGAACTTGTTGATGTAGTCGAGGAATTTGTTGTTGCTGAAGAGCATGTTGCTAAGGAACTCACTGCTGAGGAGCCTGTTGTCGAAGAACCCGTATTTGTTGCTGAGGAGCCTATTATTGAAGAACCTATATTTACCGCTGAGGAGCCCGTTGTTGAAGAACCTATAATTGCTGCTGAGGAGCCTGTTGTTGAAGAACCTATAGTTGCTGCTGAAGAGCATGTTGCTGAGGAACTCACTGTTGAGGAGACAATTGTTGAGGAGACAATTGTTGTAGTTGAAGAACCTATAGTTGCTTCTGAAGAGCATGTTGCTGAGGAACTCACTATTGAGGAACCTATTGTCGAGGAACTCACTGTTGAGGAGACCGTTGTAGAAGAAGTCGTAGTTGAGGAGACCGTTGTAGAAGAAGTCGTAGTTGAGGAGACCGTTGTAGAAGAAGTCGTAGTTGAGGAGATCGTTGTAGAAGAAGTCGTAGTTGAGGTTGAGAAACCGATTGTTGAGGAACCTATTGTCGTTGTTGAGGAGCCTGTTATAGAGGAACCCATCATAATATCCCCAACAGTTGAAATTCAAATTCCCGTCGCAAAACCACCTCAATCCGAACCTCCCAAAACACCATTACAAACATTATTCTCTATATTTGGCGGTTTAAGAAGACGTAGACCAACTATGTTCTAAAAATTATACTATATTCAATTGTTATTGTATAATTTACATTGTATCAATATTCCTACTATACATCTCTTCTTTTTTCGCCATTAGAGGCGTTGTGATTCCTACACGCATCTGTGATTTCACAGGCGGCATTTTTGCCTTCTCATTCTTATCTCTATCATCAATCAATTTCTTCACCACATCAATGTCTTTGGATCGCCGATTAATATAATTTGTCGCAACTGTCTGGATGCTCTGCGATTTCGTCTGTTGTAGAGTCTGTTTAGAAATCAACAAATCTCTAGAATGTGCCTCTAACATTTGTTTCAAAAAATCTTGGTCATCTACTCCAGTCTGGGTCTTAAACAAATATGAAAACAGGTAAGCAACCAATACAAATGAAATATAGTAAAATAATGACGTCTCATTCTTATACCAATCATAAATAAATACCTCTAAAATACACATTATCGAAGCAGCAATAATCGACAAATACATCTTTCCACGAGTCGCCTTCACATGTTCCATTCTGGATGTACTTACAATACTCAATACCCAGAATTGAACGAAAAACGCAACAATAAATGTAAGAATCAAATACGTGAATAATTTCATCTTCCTCTATACATTCTATAGAAATAATATAAAAATATACGGTATTATATTCATAAGTATGGCGCCTCTACGCATTAAATATATTGGATTTGATGCCGGAAATCCCGATTTTAAAAAAGGCGACATTGTTACCCGTTTTTTCAAAGAAGATGACCAAGTCGTCGAAAACATCCACGACACCAATGTGCTAATTGTCGGTAATTTCATAACTCCCCCCGAAATGCAGCAAATAATGGGGTTTACAAAGTGTATTGTCCTCTATGTTGCCGAGCCCATTTTGAAATTCCAAATGTGTTATTATTCAGGTGAATTGTATAAAAGGGGGCAATATCATTACATTTTTGGATGTGTCGATAATAAGCCGTTTTCAAGGGTCAAATTTCCTCTCTATTATACCATTTTCAATCACACTCCCGATATATTCAATAAAACAAATGACTATGTGAAATCGTGCGACCCCACAAAAAAAATGTTTGCGACACTTATCAGTCGGCATGACACCGGCAATATCCGCGGACCAATATATAAATTCTTGGCGAAGTTAGGGCATATTGCGTGTCCTGGACCACTTTTCAATAACTGTTCAAATGAAGAGGTAAATCGTATCGGCAACCCAGAATACATCAAGAAATTTATTTTCAATATTTGTCCCGAGAATTTTGGTGCAAGTCATCCTGGGTACATAACGGAGAAACTGATGAATGCATGTTTGGGTGGGGCGATTCCAATTTACTATGGGAAATTGGACGAGATGGACCAACGCATTTTCAATAAAAACCGCATTATTTTTGTGAATCCAGGCAATCTGATGAACCTCTACAGCACTATAAAAGATTTGATTTCAGATCCTTTAAAACTCACCGAGTTCTATAAACAAGAGGTGTTTATGCATGGCGCATATGAGGTGATGACTGTGGAAATGAATAATAATATGAGGGGAATGATGGACGAAATTTGCGCTAGAATAAGATAACAACACACAATATATTATACAGAAATAATCTGGCGACACTCGTCTAAGAAATCTTCATCTGTTTTCTTCTCTGTTTGCTGGTATTTTCCTTGAAGCAAGGAAATTACTATATAATCCAGTTCCTCTTTGGTTGCGTCTAGACGCTGGATTTCGCCAGTGCGAATATTGTATATTTTCACCTCTTTTTCCACCGATTTCATCTTGAGAAGCCATGCATAAATGACCACTTGGAGTTGATGGTCCATTGTTATTTCGCGCACGCATTTGATTTCCCACATAGAGGTTTGGGTAATCAGGTCGGCGCGTGCTGTAAAGCGGAATTTAAGCGTGCTAACAAAATATTCACTTAGAAACATGTCAATGAATTCATGTTCTAATTCTTGCGATTGATGAATAATGGTCTTCTCTATTAGAGGTTGTGCCGTTTCACATTCGGGTCCAATCGTCTTCGTCAAACGCGTCTTACATTTCTTAAACATATCTTCTGTCAACCACGTATAGTCATTGCGTGTAATCTGTTTCAACTTAAAATAGAGTTTCTCCTGAAATGCCGTATATACGTTCGCCAAAAACAAATAGTCGGATGGGGTCTTGTATTCGGTCGGCAGTTGCGAAACCAGTTGTTTCAAAAATGCATGTTCGTTTTCTTTGAATTCATCCAATATAATGAGTATCATTTCGTAGAGGACATTAGTGGTGCCTTCTGTGCTCAAACAATCATAATACATTGCGGGGATGGCGAGACCATTGAGATCGCTCACTTCCTCGAAGAAACCGCCAGCGGTCTCTATAACCGTCGGTATATCAAGTTCCATGCCTTTTGGTTGGACAATTTTAAACATTGTATTCAAAACGGGTGTTATTTCCTCCAGAACTGTCTCTGGAATAAATTTTATTAAATCGGTCGGTGTTACAAAGTGTTTTTGGACTGCTTCTTCAATCTCTATTTCTGGTGTTTTACACCTTTGCACATTCAAATCGCCGACTCTGTCGGCGGATATGAGTGAGCAAGATGTTGCATATTGCGCATTTACAATGCCCAATGGTGTAAAAAGGGGGAAATATGGTGTCCCTTTAAATTCGACCGCGGGCATTTTTCGCATTTCAAACTGGTCTTTTTTCAAAAATTCAAGAGGTCGGTCTGTTTCATAATTGGTTCGCTCTAATAGGTAAAGTCCGTGTGTTGCGCGGGTTGCCGCAACATAGAGCGTGCTCGGACACTGGTCTTGAGGCCAGTTACGTCCATAAAACCGCATATATCCTTGGTCAAATCCCAGAACAAAGACATATTTGCGCTGTCGCCCCTTGACGCTGTGGAATGTACAGAAAACCTCCTTCTTG